GAAAACACTTGCTAAACAGCCTATTTACTGCGTTTCTGATAAAAAAATGATATGAAAATGATATATTATTTTTTTATGCTGATTTTAGTCTGTCTATATATAGTGTTCCACATCATGCCTAAAGGCAGCCAGCATCTACTGGTTGCCTTCTTCAAGGTCTTTCCTCCTTTCCTTTATATATCCTTCATACTCTTTCAGGTCATCTTCTCCCGCAAAATTTAATATGAAGGATTTCCCATTTGATTTGCAATTTCTAACCTTTCTTTTTAAGACAGCATCCTCGGATTGATAGTAGCGTTTATTCGCCTGAGCTTGTTGCTCAGGCGTTGCATATCCTTTTCTTTTTGCCATTATACCTCTTTTCTTAAATTATAATTCGTCTTGTCCCTGCATCGGGGTTATCGCCCATACATCACCGCCTGCTATCCATTCGCCGTCTTCGTCATACTCGTTTGCTTCAACCATATACTCTTCAATTTCAAAGTATGTCATGCCGTGGTTGCTTAATTCACGGATTGAGGTTTGGTATTTTTTGAGTTCTTCCTTTGCCTCTTCAAGCGTATCAAAGCTTTTAATAGTCTCAGGGTCTTGATAATCCATCGTGCAACCTTCTTTAATTTTTACCCTATCCTTGTAGTAGATTTCAGCTCTCTTCATAACAATTTCAAATTTTTTCATAATGTCTCCTTTGCTTTGTTAATTCTTTTAAGCTATCCTTTAGCTTGATATAAGTATATCATACGCAAATGCGTATGTCAATAGTTTTTTAATCTTTTTTGAAAAAGTTTTAAAATAAAAAAAGTGATCAGATACAAGCGTTATTGCCTGTATCTGACCTATATTCTTATTTAAGGAGCTTATTCACTACCGCCTGCACCTCCGCAGGTACATATCCAGCCTTAATAAGTTTATTTGTTCTTTCGGGGTTATTTCCCCATTTACCTGATATAATCTCTCTAGCCACCTCTTCTATGCTTTTTTTAGCCTTGCCTGCTGCCTTATCAGACTTTGGCTTTGCTGTTGGCCTTGCTGTTGGCTTTCCATCCTCTCTTGGGTAGCCTTCCGTAACTATAACCGTATGCCCCTTGCTCATAGTTACAAGCACATCTCCAGCGCAAAGCTTAGTATCGTTAGTGACGACAACCGCCTTGTTGAAGGCTCCTGTCTTTTCAAGGACGGATACTTCGCTTGAAGTATTGAAGTCGCCTACATTTATACCTGCCTGAACACAGCAAGCTCTTACAAGGGAACTACAATCTGCATTGGTCTTAGCCTTAATTTTTGCTATACTGCCATATATCTTAAGATTGTTGAGAACTCCATATCTATCAGACTGGCTATACCCTATGTTATCGTTATCGCACCCTTCACGCATTGCCTGCGCCAACTTATTTGCAACTGCTGCCTCTTTTGGCCTTAGTAGATACCATCCTAATCGATGCCTATAATAAGGCTCTGTGGCTACCTCTTTACAGGTTTGGTCGCCAGCTTTGCCCTGGCTGGCATTCCCACGCTCATCTATCCTTGCTGAACCTATAATAACCATCTATTCGCCCTCCTTCTTGTTAGTTTCCTTTTCATCTTCTTTTCTTTTTAATATGTCTATAGCTTTTATAATTGCTTTTGGTACAGGTATGCCCATAAGCCCTGCGTTTTCTATAATTGAAATACTTTCATTGACTATATATGCAATTACGACAGCATCCCTGATAAAATTTGTGTGCATTACTAAATCCAATCTGCAAGCGATTAGCACGATTAAAAGTGTCATACCTTTTCTGAATAACCCCTTAAACCCCGCCCTACTCTCCAAGGCACCTGTTTCTGTCTTAGGACTTTTCTTGAATACTGCTGCCACTATAAGACCGCTAATGTAGTCAATCGCCATAAATATAAGTAATGTCACCATCGCCGTATCCCATCCTCCAAATAGTGAAGCGATGGAAGCTCCTAATATCCCTATCACCGCTTTTATAACATTTAATTCCATTTAACACCTCCACTTTTTAATAAAAATATCCCATATCACCTTAAGCGATATGGGATATAGACTACTGCCTATTTAGGCATTGCCCTTTGGTTCTTCTTCTGTTGCAAGTTCAGGATGCCCAAGTTCTTCAAGTCTAGCCTTTACTTTTGGCTTTAAAAATGACAATACATCTTTAAACTTTTTAAGCTCTGATACAACAAGAAATGTATAAAAGTCTACCATGTCGCCACCTCCCTTCATAAAATTTTTTATAATAACGCATATATCATGCATTATTTGACATACTAGCTTCATAGAATTCGGCGAGTGCAAGCGCCGTCTCGTTAAGGTGTGTCTTAAGTGCCTGATTCTCATCAGACAACTTGGATATTGCCGTCTTATTCTCCTCATCTTTTCTATTCAACTCCTCTTTAAGCTCTTCTATTGTCTTATTTTTTTCGCTTAGCTGAGCTTCTAGCTCGATAATTTGAGCGTTCAGATAGTCTGAACGCTCGGTAAATTCGTCTATAAATCCTTTCATAACTACCTCCTATTTAGCTGTAAATATAGTCGCAAAAGTCTTAGCATAAGGCCCACCATTGAAATATAGCCCTCGCATTGATACTACATCGTTAATTTGAACTTGTGCTCCATCTCTCATACCAGTTACTTCCTTTATCTGCGACTTATCTGCACCATAATACAACCTTGCATAATTGTTGTTATTGTAATGACCTGTAAACAAGTTAGGAATTACTATGTTGTTCCCATTTTCAACCACCTTAACATCCTTGCCTGCGGTTGAGTCATAATGGTACCAGTAGGTATCTGTTTTTATAAAATACTGTGTGGCATTATTTAATGTGTTAAGGACAATATTTCTTATTGTCGCATTCTGAATGTTATTTTTAATCGCCACACTAGCGGTTTGGGACTTGCAAATCAGGTTTAAAAACATTGCATTGCTTGCAATTATTTGCATAGCTACAGTGTTGGCTATAACAATATTAAATGCGCTATTATTCGCAATCAGGGCATTCGATACTGTACTGCTTCCAGCTATTATCTGCATGGCTGTTTGACTGCCTGATATTACCCTCATTGCTGAAGTATTTGAAAATATCAAATTCATTGCTGTAGGGTGGGATATGATAGCATTCATAATTTCTGCGTTGTTCGCTATTATATTCATCGCTGTATTGCTTCCTAACAGAGCGTTTAATGCCGTACTGTTCCCTAGCATAGCATTCAATGCTGAACTGTTCCCTAGCATAGCATTCAATGCTGAACTGTTCCCAGCTATTATCTGCATGGCTGTTTGAGTTGATGCTAATGTATTTAATGCTGTGCTATTCGTGACGAATAATTGAATTGCAGTTTGATTTGCAATAATTACCCTCACTGCTGTATTGTTTTTTAATACAGCCTGAAGCGTGTTTAATCCGTCAAAACTTTCTTTACTGTCAATTCCATATATAGCAGCAAATGCCTTGCCAACAATCTTGTTTTGGCTTATAATATGATTAAAAGCCTCTTCTATTATGGTTTTATCATTCATTGATAAATACACGAAATCATATACTTCATGTAACAAATCTTTAATCTGATACACATATGACTTTTCGCCATACATCTTGTAATCTGCCAGGTGCATCTTCACATCCAAAGGCGCATTTAGGAAATCTCCATTAACCTTTGATACTTCTGCCCAACTCATTATCCTACCTCCATTGTTCTTATCGTTTTCCCATCAAAGACGGTCTTTAATACCTTACTTGTTCCGTTCTTGTAAGCGTGTTTTTCAAGGATTGACTTATCAGCCTTGTTAAAGGTTGTAGTAATTACCTCAAGGCTGTTCTCGATAACTATAGAGCCATCAGAATTAAATGTAGTTGTGCTGGCTCCGTTACTATTGGCTATATCTTTTATTGCCTTGGCAACCTCTTTTTTTACCTCTGCCATCTGCTTGGCAACATCTTCTTTCTGCTTATTCAACAACTGCTCTGCCTGTGTTTTAAGCTCTTCCTTTATCTGTTCAGAGTTTACCGCTAACTCAGGCAGCTTATTATTGAACTCTGTCAGCTTACGATCAATTATCTCCGAGTTTTCGTTGAAGTCTTCGATATTGAAAAAGTCGTCTCCTTCAGGAAGCTTCAACTGTAAATTTGCGCTTCTCCTCATTATTCAAATATCCTTTCTCTTAATTCACTGCATTTATATCTCTTTACATCCTTATACTTCAGATAGCTAAACTTAAAATACTGATTGAAAAGAACACTTACCACATAAGTCATATTAAGGGGCAAAGCATCCTCTAAAAAGCTCTCGACCGTCTTTTGCATCCTCCTCGACTTAAGTCCTATTTTTACATCTACAGATAGCCTATCCTCTGAAAAGGACACTCTGCAGCCTTCTTCACAAAGGTTGCTTATTCTTCTTTTGACAATCCTACGAGAATACGGAGCCTTTTCAAGACTTTTTGCGTGTACCCTTAACCGCCTTTCTTCGAGGGTATCATCATCAAGGGGAATGATGTTAAATATCTTTTCCCACCTTTTTATCCCTGATTCCCTCATTTGGTCAAAGCTTGTATTATCATCGGAGGCATTCAAAGCCTCGTCAAGCTCTATTGACTGCTTATCATTTCGCTTGTACAAGGTTGATATCTCAGGAATTTCAAGAATTATCTCCGGAGCATTAAACATTTATAACCACCTCACCTTTTACTGGTATTTTTTCGTACGTCAAAGTTATGTTGCCTGCCACACCGTTTAGAGTTGTATTTTCAATGTCAAGAATCCCCGGAATATTAAGGATATTAGCCTCAATCCTTGAAAGCCTTACCGTCATATCGTTGAACTCGTTAGCCTCCCAGCCTTTTCTTAATTCACTCAAATACTTCTCAACGGCTTCTTCAATATGACTTCTTGAGGTTTCGGCAGAATAGCCACCCTCAAATACAATCTTGGTTGATATGTTGATTTTTATGCTTTCAACACCTTTTATCTGTACAGAATGGCAGCACGGAGCCATCCCATCGCCTTCGCCATGCGTAGCCTCAGGATCTATATACTCTTGAATGTCTTTTATGACCTCGGCAGACGGAGTGTTGAAGGTACTTGATATTACTACAATATCTACCCAAGGACTGCCCTCCGCTCTTCTCTTAGGCTTACAACCTCCAACTTCCTTGCGTTCGTTTAGCAGCTTTCGGTAATCTGCTTTATTCCCGCCAAAATGAGTATTCTTAAAGGTGTCAAGGAGCCTCTTTCTAAACACTTCTTCCTCTTCATCATCTGCGCCTTGAATTATAACCTCAGTAATCTCTCCACCCTTGTAATCATCAATATAGTTAGCAGGGATAAGCTCACCCTTATTAGTGTTCGCCTCAGCTCCCTCAGTATCACAGATGAGCTTGTAAGTATGCTCTTCAATCTTTTCAGATACAGTATAGGTGTAATTGCCGCAGATAAACTGTTCTCCTATCTCAATATCCTGCTTAAATACACCCTTTACCACAGCAGGATAAGCATATAAATACTCAATCTTACCCTTTGCGTTCCTTATCAGATGAGGCAGGTCCTGAGTATCCGGATACATATTTCGCTCCAACTCGTCCATGTCGCCATAGACATCTTCCAGCTTTTCGGCAATTTTTGCGCAAGAGTTGAAAGCAAGTGAGCCTTCATCTGTTCGCACATCTGCGCCGAAATCTGCCATCATTTCAGCCATAATATTGTTGTAGGTCTTATCCTCATACATCTATATCACCTCTTCCGTATATAGTCTCCAGCCCAAAGGATATCTTGAGCTTTTCGCCGTTACTCTCACATTTCAAATCCTCAATCCCCTTTATAGCCTCATTTATTAACAAGGCTTCATTTAATATCCTTTTTACTTCACTTTCTATATAGTCTTTTGAGTGGTTCTTCCCTATAAGGTTCTGCAATTCGCTTCCATAGTCCCAGCTATATTGACTGTAAAAGTATCTTTCAGTTGCCAAGGTAAGCCTTGCCCATTGGACTACTGCTGCCAATCCTGTAATTATTCGCCCGGTCAATCTCCCGGTGTTAAAATCTATCTCATAATCTGTATTAAGGATATTTTCATCCTCAATAACTTCTTCCTCGTCTTCTATGTCTATGTCAAAAGGGAACACTACAAACTCACCACCCTTTCTATTACTACATATTTTTCTTCACTAACCTTGTAAAGCAGTACTTTATCGCCCTTCTTAAGTGGCTCAATATACTTACATTTATCGTTTATGCCTGTCTTGCTTACACCTTTATCGTCTGCCTTTATATCAAGCTCACTTACCACTCGTTTAGTTAAGTGTTCAGCAAATAGCAAATCCTCTTTATCAAGGCTCAAGCTACCTATTGCACATTCGTTCTTTGATGTCATTTCTCCAATAAAAAGAGAGGGTGGATTGTTCCTTGCCCCCTCTTTTCTTATGGTCATTATTAGCTTTTCATATCCATTCATAGGCTCTCCTTAATCAGTCTTGCAGCATATCTTGCAAGCTCTATACGTCTCTTTCAATAATTCCGATAATATAGTCTTTTTAGGAGTATTCCCCTCGAGCACATGGCAAGATGAATTTGAATGATACACATTTCCGGACTTGAGGTAATACACGGTAGATGTAGGAGTAACCTTCTGCTTAGCTGTTCTTCTGCCCTTTTTCTTTTTGGACTTCTTTCCTTTCTTTTCTTCTGCGTCTTCAGAAGCTTCTTCGTCAATTAACATCCAAGCAAGGTCTAAGTCCATCATGTGAGTTCCGTTTTCAAATCTATGACTGTCATTGGTAATATAGAACTTCCCTTTTAATCCGGTAGCACCATCTTTTATCACTATGCTTTTACCTGATATTGCACCAATATATCCTAAGGCTGAGACTGAGGCCTCTCGTGTCACACCTACAAGCATCTTGCCTGCCTCTGTGTTAGCACTTACTCCATCTTCCTTCTGATAAGTGGATTGATAAATGCCGAACTTATCTATATTATCTTTATGCCTTACCTCTCCTATCTGCTTCATACTATCGTTGTAGATTTTTACAAGATTAACCATGTTGTCAGTAGTATCCGAATAGGTCGCCCCGGTTATATCCTGCGACTGGTTAAGTGTTATCCCGCTTTTTAGACCTTTTTCAGATACAACCAGCTTATCAGCGTTCATAGACAGCAGATACCTTTTGCCAGTCTTAAGAAAAGCCTTTCTGTATGCCTTGGCAATGATGTCATAAAGGCTCATATCCTCACATATCATCTTGGGTATTACTACCCCTGTAGTAGCAACCTTGTCTATCTTAATGCCTACGCTGCCACAGATTTGTTTCGCAATCTGCTCAGGAGTCTTATTCTTAAATTTATACATGCCAATAGATCTAAGCAGATAATGTAAGAAGTCTCTTGCGGTGTAGCTTTCTGTACCTATCTCTGCCGACTTTTCCCTTGCTGTTATAACTCCTAGGAAAAGCCTTGTCTTACCATCGTACAGGCTCACTATATCACCAAGCTTGATATTTACATTCTTAAAGCCCTTATCATAACGGTTGGCCGGCAGTGAAAAGGTAATCTGCCTTGAGCTTTGATTGTGTGAGCCCGACCATTCTACGCTTGTGTAATCAAGCCACTTCTTACTCCATAAAAGCTTAATAGCCATTATCTAATCACCACCTCATATCCAATAAGAGCCACCACTTCTTTTACTTTTGCCTTCTTCCTCATAGCCTTTTTGATAACCGCCTTGTTGTTGTTTCTAACCTTTTTCCATCCATCAGATGTGCCGGTGCACTTCTTTACAACCTTGCTCCAGGTGTCGCCTTTCTTCCAAGAGTAATTTGCTTCTCTTGTCTTGGTGGTTATTCTCTTTTTCGCTGCCGTTTCTCTGTACTCCTTAAAGGCTAACGAATATTTAACATCGCCATTTCTCTCTGCCTCGCCATACTTAAAGGATTCTATGGTGCAGAACATATTTATATCAGTTTGAGTAATAATCAAATGTACCGTTGTATTCTTTTCAAATAACTTCTTTAGCTTTTTACAGTAATAACTATACGGAGCATGATACTCTCCGTTTATAAAATCGTACTTATCCGCAGGAAAAAAGGACTCTATAGTTATTATATAAAGCCCTCTTTTACCCTTAAGGTTAACTTCTCCCTTGTTATGTACATATATTGAAGTGTTATTCTGTGCGCCTTCAATCTCAAAGCTGGACGGATTCACAGGAAGAAGTATAGAGTTTTTTTCATTATTCCAATTAATAAATATATCCAATCTCTTCCCCTCCCATATTGTCGCTTGTCTCAAATATCTTCTTAGCTAATGCTTCAGCTATCTTATCAATGTCGCTTTCGCTTTTTACAACTATAGAATCTGCAAGCTTTGCGATATATACCGACTTACCACCGTTTCTCTTGGCACCATCTGCATAGGCTTTCCTTACAGTCTCATCGTGTGGATATACTCTAGCTCCTGAAGGAAGGTCTACAATCTCGCCACCCTTCTCAGAGATTTGAGCAAGTCCACCCTTCCAGTTATCCGTACCTCTTGCAAGCATTGGTAACGGCGGGATATTGATGCCGAACTTCTCGCCACCGATACCGGGCACCCAGTCAGGGATATCAACACTTATACTGTTTATGCCCGCAATAGCTCCATTTATCATAGAAATTACGCCATTTATCGGCATTTTAAGCATTCCACCAAGCCCCTCAAAGATACCGCCAAAGATGTTTTTTACACCTTCCCAAGCCTTGCTCCAATTGCCTGTGAATACTCCTGTTATAAAAGTTAGAATCCCATCAAATGCGGTTAGTAGACCGCTAATCATGGTTGTTATTCCATCAAAAAGCGAGTTAAAATATCCAATTGCAGAACCTACGGCAGCACCGATTGCAACGGAAAACACAGCATGCACTGCTTCACCTATCTTGCTGAGAACAGGGCTGACAACCTTCCAAAATCCTTGTATATGTTCCCCTATTGCACTAAACTTCTGTCCTATAGGTGCAAGTTTTTTCTTAAGGCTGTCTCCTGAGATTCCGATTCTTTGGAATATGTTTTTAATAAAATTCCACAATCTGCCGGCTGCTGCCTTTATCTTATCCCAGTTTTTATATATAAGAACTCCGGCAACTACTACCGCTGCCAAGCCTAGCACCACAGCATTTGCAGGGGCTGTAACTAAGCCCATTACGGTTTTGGCTGTTTTGAACGCATTGCCAACCATTCCAACTGTCTTGACAAGTTTGCCAACAACCATGACCGTTCTACCAAAAAGAAAGATAGCCGGACCTACTACGGCGGCTATAAGCCCCACTTTGATGATAGTATCCTGCTGAGCTTTAGTCAGTGAGTTAAATTTATCCGCCAATCTCTGTATAAACTCCGTACCTTGCTTAATATATGGCAGTAACCGCTCACCAAAGGATATCCCAATACCTTCAACCGTAGACTTTAATATGGTAAGCTGGCCCGATAGGTTGTTATTTGCAGTGTCATACATTTTCTTGCAGGCACCGTCTGAGTTGTAGATAGCTGTTGAAAGCTCGTTAAAATCGCTATCGGCAGAGTTGACTATTGCAAGCAATCCACTCATTCCTGTTTTGCCTGCAAGAGCTGCAGCATACTGTGCTTTTTGCGATTCTGTCAATCCTGCAAAGCTCTTTCTTGTCTCCCTCATAATTGTATCAAGGGATTTCATGTTGCCCTGAGAATCTGTTAGAGATATACCAAGAGCGTCCATGGCTGTTTGTGATTCTTTTGTAGGCTTTGCCATCCTTGTGAATAAACTTCTTAAAGCAGTACCGGCAGATGATGCCTTTATACCACTATTCGCCATAAGTCCAAGGGCAGTCGATACATCCTGAGCATTAAACTTCAATGCGCCAGCGACAGGAGCCACATACTTAAAGGATTCTCCTAGCATAGACACACTTGTATTTGATTTGTTCGCCGTCTGCGCTAATACATCAACAAATTTATTTGTGTCCTTTGCCTGCATACCGAAGGCTGTAAGGGCATCTGTAACGATGTCGGAAGTGCCTGCAAGGTCTTCTCCTGTAGCTCCTGCAAGGTACATTACTCCCTCTATACCATCTGCCATCTCCCCGGCTTTCCAGCCAGCCATAGCCATGTACTTAAATGCTTCTGCGGATTCACTTGCTGAATACTTTGTTTTTAAGCCCATTTCCTTAGCTTTCTTCGACAGCATTTCAAGGTCTGTCCCTGTTGCTCCGGATATCGATTGGACGGTACCCATTCCCTTTTCAAAATCTGCTGCCAGCTTTACGGAAGCAACTCCGATTCCCGCAATTGGCGCAGTAACTGTCTTGGTTAGATTTGTACCAACTCCGGCAATGGCTTTCCCTGACCTTTCTATCTGCTTTCCAGCCTTTATCCATTGCCTTGCATTATCTTGTAAATATGTGCCTGCAATCCTTAAAGGACTCGACATTTTATCAACAAGCCGTAATGTTACATCAACTATTTTTCCCATTTATCCACCTTCTTAGCCTTCATACATTCTCTTAAGCTCTTCCGCTCTGTCTTGCATTTCCTGACTTATAAAGGCTCTCAGTATCGTTCTTTCGCCTCGCCCCATCTCTTTGACACAGCTTGGCAATATGTCGTGATAGCGAAAAAGGAGGTACATAAGTCGTACCTCCCCATTCGCCTTTATAAGTTTTTTATTTCTTCCTCTTCATTCTCATCCTTGGTGATTCCGCAAAGGGCAGATATCTCATCGCTTAACTCGTTTACCTCAACTCCGAATAGTTTTTCGCAAAGGTCTCTTGCAGTTTTGCAGTCAAAATGTGCCTGTAGGCTCTTGTTCATTAAATCAGGCTCTACAAGTGCCTCGGTACAAAGAATAAGCTTTGCATCATAAGACTTTGCTATATCAAAGCTACCGTTTTTATTAAACTGATAACCGACAATGTCATTAATTCTTCTTGATGGAATCTCGCTTATAGTTACATCAACAGTCTCTTCTTTGCTGCCTAAGAGTGTCGCAAGTCTCTTTGACTTAAACACACCCTTTTTAAGCTCATCCGCCTTCTTGGAATCTATTTTTAATAACTCATCAACTAAATTCATTCTTTACCTCCTAATTAGAGTGATGGTATGGAATCAAGGACTTCCCAACCCGTAAAGGTAAATGGGATTGATTCTTCTCCAAGTTTCTTTACTTCCCAGTTAGCAAGAGTAATCTCGTCAAATACGCAGCCTGTGAGCTTAACTCTTTCCACACCTTCGGAATCAGGATCAGCAAGCTTTGATATAATGGTGCATTTAACCACTTTTCCCTTTTTGATGCTATCTGATAACTTGGTTAAGAAGTAGCTTGTAACCTTGTTGAGCTTGATTGTACCCTTACAATCTATGCCGGTTATCTTGTATCCTTTTACTAGTGTTCTTGCCTGATTGACCTCAGTCTTTTCAAGTGTAGCCTTAGCTTCAAGCGACAATACTTCAGCTAAATAGTAATCATCTAGCCATAACTCTCCATAAGTTCCATTAATTGCCTTTTCAGGTGAAAACTTATTTTCCATTTTTCCCCTCCTTAAATAGTGATGTTAAGAGATACATCCTCAATTGCATCGGTCATTGTGAGCGCTACTTTAAGGAATACATTTGAGCCTGTGTTGGCTGTCTTTATCTCTTCATCATTCATTTTACTTACATCTACACCCCTGCCCTTTAAATAGCTCCTGTTAGCCTCAATATCCATTTCAAGGGTGTAACCTTCAATTACTGAAAGTCTTATCAGTTCGTCAAAGTAATTCCCTATCGCAGACATAAGAAGGCACTTATTATCATAGTTATTAGGATATTTACCGATGTAATTATCTTCGGTTGTCCTTCTGATGTCATCTGATATCATGTCAAGGGCATCCATGATCTTAACCTTCTGAAATTGCGTATTTTTATCCGCTGTCAGAGTTGTAAGAGAATTAACCCCTCTACCACTCTTAACCTTCTCCCCATCCCACCAAACTATGAACTCGCCTGCATCTACTGCACTATCCATCTTTTCCTTGGTAAGCCTGGTGCAATCTGTAAGCTCATGAAGCGGTGCGTAGGTACTTGACATCTTAAGCGGTGTGCCAGCTATAAGACCTGCGATTCTTGCACAATACTGCTCTGCTGTATAGGCTTTTTCGCCTACAAACACCTTTTCTGTAGTGTAGTTTATGATTGCCTCGTTATCGCCTTTAGTATTAGGCAATACCGCCTTAATCAACTTCTTGGCTGCTCTTTCCGCCTTCACATAGGTTACAATCTCGCCTGTCTTTTTATCTGTTCCAACTGTTGGAACTACAAGATAGTTAAATTTGACCGTTCTAAGATAGTCAAGTGCTGCCTTGTAGGTGTCCACTGTCTTATTAAGCACATAAGCAATAACCTTGCTAGGTGCATTTACATAGCCCCTTAAGGCAAGCCTAATCTGTTCCTTGTTATCATCACTAAGGTTTGCAGGGATATCCGCTTCAGATACGCAGACAACCGGATTAACCTCCGGGATATTGGTGTCTTTTAATATAATTGCGATAATCCCTCTGTCTCCTCTTTTTATAGCCGTTGCAGCTATCTCAGAAAAGGAGATTGAAATACTTGGCATTCCCAT